TATCTACTGCTGCAAATGCTAACTTTACAACTGTTAATACTTCAGGTACTCTTACTTATACAACAGCAACAGCTGGTAACCAAGAAGGTATTTTATTATCTAATACCAATGCTGCTGGTGGTGTCACAATAAATTTCTCTGGAAATAATGGTGGCCTTGGTGCAGTTGTAGGATTAAACTCTGCTGGTTCAACTTTCATTCTTGGTACAACAACAGTAACTCCAGTAGTACTTGAAATTGATGGTACTGCTGCTTTAACTATTACAACTGCCGGTGGTTTCTCATTCGGTTCTACAAGTACTAACTATGGTACTGCTGGTCAAGTATTAACTTCAAATGGTAATGCTGCTCCTTCATGGTCAGCTGGAACTGGTGCTGGTCAAATGACAACCAACCCGGTTATTGTGGCTACTCAAGGTCAAACTGTGTTCAGTGTACCAAGTGGGTATTCTGCTGGCTTGATAATGGTTTTTGTTAATGGTAGTTTATTATTATCATCTGATTATACTGCAATTAATGGTACTTCAGTCACTTTAGCTACCGCATCAAATGCTGGTGAAGAAGTCCAAACTATTGTATTCTCAAATCAATCTCTTGTTGCTTCAAGTTCAATAACTCGTACTCCATTCACTGCAACTGATAACCAAACAACATTCAGTGTTGCTTATCCAGTTGGTATGATATTGGTAAGTTTGGGTGGTACTATTTTACCAACTTCTGATTACACAGCAACCAATGGTACAAGTGTGGTATTTAATACTGGACTATCAACTGGTTCAACTGGTGAATTTATTACCTTCACCGCAATGAATATTACCAATGCAGTTAATAAAACTGGTGATGCTATTTCAGGTGTTGTGACTGCTCCTACTCCAGCTGTGACTGTTAATAATACACAATTAGCAACAACTGCATATGTTAATAACTTAATAGCTATGCAACATGCTGGTCATAATTTCATGGTTAATGGTGATATGGGAATTGCTCAACGTGGAACTACATACGCAATTCCAGCGGGTGCTGGTTTCTTATATGGATCGTTGGATCGTTGGGCAGTTTTTGCAACATCTTCAACTGGATATTTTAATCAAGTTGCTGCACCAGCTGGTAGTGGGTTCCAAAATATAGCTAAACTTGGTAGAACTGCCGGTCAAACTGGAACAGGTATAATTAATACTAGACAAGCATTAGAATCAGTGAATTCATACCCAATGGCTGGACAAACAGTAGTATTAAGTTTTTATGCTTATGCGGGTGCTAATTTTAGTGCAGCAAGTAATAGTATGGTTGTTAACTTATGTGCTGGTACTGGCACTGATCAACCAGTTAATGCTATGGCTTCTTGGACAGGTCTTACTTTACCGATTAATCAAACTATTAGTTTAACTACTGGATTAGTTCAGTATCAATTTACTGCAACAATACCATCTAATGCAACACAAATTGGTCTTCGACTTTATTTTACTCCATCTGGAACTGCTGGTGCTGATGATGCATTTTATGTTACTGGTGTTCAGTTGGAAATTGTTGAACCTACCAATGCGGTGGCTTCTAACTATGACTACCTAGATTATGGTATTCAACTGCAAGAATGTCAACGTTGGTTACGACCTTTGTCAATTGGTGCAGTTGGTTTTTGCACATCAACTGTTAATGCTTATGTTTATTCAACTGGTATTCCAATGCGCAATACAGCTTCTCTTATTTCAACTACTACTTTTGGGGTTTCTAGTGCTGCTGGTGCAAATATTGCAACTACGGCTGCGAGTTTAGCATCAAGATCTAATGATAATGCTACATTTGGTATTCAAATGACTGTTGCTTCAGGGTTAGTTGCTGGTAATGGAACTATTCTTAATGGTGGTACTGGTTATATTAGTTGTGAATTATAAAATAAAAGGAAAAACAAAATGTCATCACAAGCTTTTAATAATGCAACAGCTAATAATTTCAGATATAGAAATCGTCTATTAAATCCTGACAGCTATATAGATCAGAGAAATTCCGGGGCATTAGTTACCGCCGCTGGCTATACAGTCGATAGATATGTTGTTGGTCAAATTGGAACCGCTGGGATTTTATCATCCCAACAAGATGTATCTACTTTTTTGGGTAATAATCAACCAACTTTTTCATCACATAAAATAAATGTAGTAACTCAACATGCGTCTCTTGCAGCAGGTGATCAATATGCTCGATTTCAGCCAATTGAAATTTCTAAAATGAGAGATTCATTTTGGGGAACAGCTAATGCACAACCTTTTGTTTATACAATTGGTATCTATGTTCCTGTTGCTGGGGTTTATTCTGTATCTTTTAGAAATTATGCAGCAACAAGAAGTTATGTTTCAACAATCACCATAGCTAACGCTAATACACTTGAATTCCATTCTATTGTGGTTCCTGGTGATACAGGCGGTACTTGGGCAACAACCCCAGCGTCTGCTGGATTTATGTATATTACATTAGATCTTGGTGCCGGATCAACATATACAACCTCAACACTAAATACATGGCAAACTGGTAATTTTACTAAAGCAACTGGTTCACAAAGTTTTTGTGCTAATACTGCCGCAACATCGATGCACGTTGCTTGGGAACAGTTTGAAATAAATTATGCTACAGCTCCTGAAATTGTTCCTCTCGAACTAGCACTTTTGCAGTGTCAACGATACTGTCAAATACTTGGTCAAAATGTTGGTGGTGGATCTAATTATTTCGGACATGGTTTTGTTCAGTCTACAAATTCAGGCCATGCCCTTATTCAACTTGGTACACCAATGCGTGTTGCTCCAACACCGACTGCTGTTGGTATAAGTGGTATGGGTTATACCTCACAGGCTGCATCTTCAGTGGTAACGGCAATTTCAGTTTTTGGTATTGCAAGTACAACTAGTATAGCTATACTTTTCACAGGAACTGGTACTCCATATACATTAGGTCAGGCAGCATATGTATATTCAAGTAGTACTGGTACTTATATAGTGCTATCATCAGAATTATAAAAGGGAAATTAAATGTCACAAACTCTACAAAGGGCTATTGGTGGAATTTCTAGAAATAGATTAATCAACCCTGATTCATATATTGATCAACGAAATTCTGGTGCTTTAGTTACTGCATCTGGATATACAGTTGATAGAATTATCGTTGGTGCAACTGTTGCTGGTATTCTTTCTTCACCGCAAGATTTAACCACATCATTGGGTGCAAATCAACCAACCATTTCATCTCATAAAATAAGTGTGGTTACTCAACATGCCACATTAGCTGCTGGTGATGCTTTTGGTCGTTATCAGGTTATTGAAGCAAATCGTATGAGAGATAGTTTTTGGGGAACTGCCAATGCAAACCCATTTGCCTATACTATTGCATTAGTGGTTCCTGTTGCTGGTGTTTATTCCATAGCATTCAGAAATACAGCAACCAACAGAAGTTATGTTACTACTATTACTGTTGCTAATGCAAATACATTAGAGTTTCATTCTATTGTGGTTCCTGGTGATACCACTGGTACTTGGTCAACTACTTATAATGCTGGTCATACTATCATTGATTTAGATTTGGGGGCAGGCACAACTTATTCAACTTCAACACTAAATACATGGCAAGCTGGTAACTTTACTAAAGCAACAGGATCATTAAGTTTTGTTGCAAATACAGCAGGTACTTCTATGTACATTGCTTGGATGCAATTTGAACCAGATTTTGGAACATTACCAGAAATTGTACCTTATGAAAAAGCTTTAAAAGCTTGCCAATGATACTATGAAACTATAGCATATAATGGCCCAGGAGTAACAGCCAGTAATGTACCAATGTGTATTGGTCATGCTTATATTGCTACTAGTGCATATGGTCAGATTTTTTATTCAGTAGCTAAGAGAGCTACAGTAATAGCAACTTATACAGGTTCACAACCACAGACTTATGCAGGTGTTGTTGTTAGTGCATTTGCTATTGTATCAAATACTTTAGGTTATAACGGACTTGCAGTTAACTGGACTGGTAGTTATACAGTAGGAAATGCAGTACCAATTTTAATGGGTTCTGCTACGAGTGGAACATTTTCAATCAGCGCAGAATTATAAAAGGAAAATATTATGTCAAGAACAAGAGACCAGAGTCAAGGAATTGTGGATTATGTAAGTCCATCACTTGGTGCATATGGATTAGTTGGTAGAAATGTAATTGTTAATGGTGATAGCAGTATTGCCCAAATTAATGGTGCCAATGCCGTCACTCCATCTATTTCAGGTACTTTCCCAATAGATATGAGATATTGGGGTTTAACCCAACCAAGTAAATTATCTGCTCAACAAGTAACTAATAAACTAAATTCATTGGGTGCTACTCATGCATTACAAGCAACTGTTGTAGCATCTTATACCACAATAGCCACTGATCTCTTTTTCTTTTATCCAGCTATTGAAGGTTATAATTTAGCTAGATTTGCATATGGTACAGCAAATGCCAAAGCCGGTAGTTTACAATTTAAAGTAAATGCCTCAGTAGCGGGAACTTATTCTGGTGCAATCATTAGTTATAATAGTACACGATCATATCCATTTACTTATACTGTAGCAGCTAATACTGATACCTTAATACAGATACAAAATATCCCTGGTGATACTGGTGGTACTTGGGTTGGTGCTACTTCTGCAAGTGCTGGTATTATTATATTTGATATGGGTAGTGGTTCAACATTTAAATCATCCACTGTTGGATCATGGCAAGCTGGTGCAATTTATGGTGTTACTGGTTCAACCAACTTGGTTTCTCAAACTAATGGTAGTACATTAACTATTACCGATATTCAGTTTGAAGTTGGTTCTGTTTGTACACAGTTTGAACGTAAACTCTATGATCAAAACTTAAGAGAATGCCAGCGTTATCTTCCATGTTGGAATGGAACATTTACAGGTATAGTCACATATTCAACAACAACAACTAATGCATCAATGTATATAAATTATCCAACAACAACTCGTGTACCAGCCACTGGTATAGTTTTTTCTTCAGTTAGCCATTTTAGATATAATAATGCATCAAGTAATTATATTGCAACAGCTTTAGCTTTTTCAACTAGTTCAACAGTTGGTGGTTCATTTATTTTAACAACTAGTGGTATTGCAGCAGGTAATCTTCCGGGTATTGGTGATTGTAATAATGCAGCTGGACAATTAGCATTTACGGGTATTCAAATCTAATAAAAATGGGAACTTTAAGTTCCCATTTTCTTATGCCTTCATTATTACCGTTTTGATTTCAGGATTTCGTTCATCCCTTATAATCAACTCAACTGGATAACCCCAAAGAAGTTTCACATACTGTAAAGTTTTCTCGGCATTACCACGATGTAAACTACGTTTCAAAAATGGTTTATATTCCAATGTTAAAGTACGATCACTTTTCATTTTAGCACCACTCACAACAATATCGGGTGTATAGTTAATTGAATTATGTTGGCGGGCAAATGCACCACGCATATTTCGATATCCCATATCATCAGCAATTTCACTGACAACACCAGCTCCTTTTTGAATTTCAAGAGTCATCATTTTATACTTACGCATTAAATTAGGAGTCATGAACTGCTCAATAAAGCTTTCATCATTGTAATCAAATGCAGCATTCTTGACTTCTGTTCTCCAATCCTTACCAACCAAATTAGGGAACCATTCCTTATCTTCTGCTGTTGGATCTTCACAAACCCGACGAACTTCCTTAAGGATGTCAAAGCCCAATGCATATGGATTAAAGTTACCATCATAGTGTTTGGAATGCATATTAGGTTGATATACCACACCTGAATGTAAATGCAACCAGGCAAGCTGTGCATCAGGTGAAATCAAACCACGCTTTTCCAACTCATCCATAATATAGAAGTGAGTGAAAGTAGCCATACCTTCATTCAAAACTTTGGTATGTTTCTGATTGTAGAAGTATGCATTAATCTTACAAATGATCCGGCAAATTTCCCGTTGCCATTGCTTCATATTAGGTGCATTCTTATAGATGAAGTATAACAAATTTTCTTCATCTTCGATATCCACATCTGTGGTATCATCCTTCTCTTTTTTCTCTTCTACTACAGAAGTTGTCTTGATAACAATATCTAGTTCCTGTTGTTTCTCATCTTCTTTTTTAAGAATTAAAGCTTTTGCTTCAGCTTCAGAAACACGGGATTTATACTTACGTTGACTCTTATCAACCGAGTGTGTTGCCAAAGTATGGGCAGCATCCAAGATAAGTTCAACCTCATCTTCACCATATTTTTCTTCACAATCACGAATGAATGCTTTTGCAAATACTACATAGTCAATAATAGATGAAGCATTAGTACGTTCTTTAAACAGGTAATTATTTTTGAATACTGTATTATGACCAATACCTGCATGTGCCATAACCAAAGTCTGAGCAACTGCATTGTTATCTTCCATCAAATAGTTGATAACTGGGTTAGTATTAATAACTAATTCAAGAGCCAATCCCATTTTACCTTTTTGATACTTGGCATTATTCCGCATGAAGTCTTTACCAAAACTCCAGTGGGAATACATTTCTTTAAGACCAGTACTTGAATAGGCATCAAGCATTTGTTCGGCCGATACTACCTCAAAGACATTTGGGTAGGTATCGATTTTTAAATCATTATGACCAATGTCTTCAATGTGTGACCAGATTTCCCCTAGAAGTTCTGGGGTCCAATCATCACGGGATGTAATAAGATGTGTCATATTATTTCCTATAAATAAAGATAGATTATACTATCATTAAGGGTATTATGGATATTTCTGTTATTCCATATGTTTATAAATTAGTTCATAAAGAAACTGGTAGATTTTATTTTGGCTATAGAAGAGCTAATAAAGTTCCAGCAATTGATGACTTGGGTAAAAAATATTTTACATCTAGTAAAGTTGTTAAACCATTTTTTAATGAATTTACTTATGAAATTATTAAAGAATTTATTAATGCATATGAAGCTTTCTGGTATGAACAAAAATTAATAGCTGAAAATTGTAAAAATCCACTTATACTTAATAGAAGATTTCAAAGAAAAGATACTAAAGTATTTACTTTTTGTGGACATCATTCTATAGAAACCAAAGCTAAAATTGCTTTAAAACAAATTGGTAAAAAACATACATTAGACCATTCACAGAAAATAAGTAATGCATTAAAAGGTAGAAAATTAACAACTAAAGAGCTTTCTACAAGAAAAAAACAATTACCATTTTCAGAAGAAACTAAAAAGAAAATGTCACAAGCAAAAATAGGAAAGGTACAATCTCCAGAACATATAATGAAAAGAACTGCAAAAATGTTATGGCCACCACGAGATAATCCATGTACTATTGATAATATTACTATATACCGAACACAACAAGAACTTGTAAAAAGTTTAGGTCAAGGTAAAAAAGGATTAAAATCACCAACTTTTAGATTTTTAAAGTAAGTTATCTTTTTCTTTTAAACAAAGTTTTAAATACGGGATAACATTCCTCAGCTGTTTCTACTATAGATAATGTAACCTTACCAGAGCGAACATTTTCACGAACATAATCATAAGCTTCCCAAAGATTTGTATCTCTGGAACCACCTCTGGCTTGACCAACCTCAATATAACTAAACAGGTTTACCTTGTCTAATAATGGATGATCACCAGTTAATCTGTCAACCACCAAATCATTATCATCATCCCAGTTATCGCCATCAGAAGCATGGCAAACATAGATGTTGGTTTCATTTGGATCATACCGTTCTTTAATGATATTGTCTACCATTTCTAGAGCTGGAGATACCGAAGTACCACCATTCATACGAGTACTAAAGAAGTCTTCTTCAGACATTTCAAAAGCTTCAGTTGTATGGGCAATAAAGACCAATTCCGTTGTTGCATATCGACGTTGAATGAATGCATATAATAATGCAAACCATCGACGAGCAATGATCTTTTTCTCTTCATCCATGGAACCAGAAATATCCATTAAGAAGAACAGAACACTGTCAACTGTCTTAAGTGGTTTGGCTTCTTTTTTACGATAGCGAAGATCTGATTTATCAAAGCCCGCAATGAATGCAATCTTTTTATCCAGCTCTGCTAATCGGACATAAATTTCTGCAACCCGAACTTTTAATTGTTCAGCGGCAATATATTCAGTTCCTGGAATCCGTTCTTCAAGCATACGAAGTTCTAATTCAAGGGCTTCCTTTTCAGTCTTATAAGGACCTTGTAAAGCTTTACGACGACCAAGAGATTGTTTATAAGTACGGATAACACTTAACTGTGCTGGGTTTCCTGTTGTGGAGAAACCTGCAGGTTGGAATGTATTATCAGCTTTATCAGTGAATTTTTCGTTGACAAGATTTGGTAGTTCACAGTCTTCAAAGAATAAGTCTAAGAATTCACCACGAGCAATATTAACGATGAATTCATCTTCGCCATTTTCACCGGGTCCACCTTTACCACCGGCGCCACCTTCATCATCTTCTGGAATACGAACCTTATCACCACGTTGGTATTCTGTATTACCAATGATGACGGCTGTTTGTTGACCATCATTTGCATAGGCAAACCATGGTTCTTCTAATGCTGTACCTGCAACTTTAACAGGTGAGTCACTTTTTGCTTTTGTACCACTGACACCACCTTGACCAATATTTTGTGGCACGGATGATTTGATGAATGATTTAATACGTTTAATCAACTTCTGTCTATTTTCAGAAGACTTACCTTGTCCAGCTTTCCTGCGATCGATTAGGATAAAAGCCATTGTTATTCCTTTTTAATACTACTATTCAACTGGTCACGAAGTGCACAGGCATAAAGCATCTTCTGTTCATTATCCCAGAAGTCACCAGTAATTTCCATAGCAACATCATGATTGAAATCATCAGATTGAAGCACAAGTCTATCCAATCCTTCTTCACTACGTGGTGGCCATACATCAATCTGCCACGGGCCTTTATCAGCCACATTATAGTAGTCTTCGGGTTTAGGTATTTGTGCTGTCATTATATCCTTAGTTAAAGTTTAATATTTTGCGAAACAGCTATATTCACCGAACAGTGAATATAGCCATTTTAGCGAATATTAGTTTTTACGGTTGTTTGCCCACCATGCAACAATCAAACGTACTTGTGCTGCTGTGTAACCTTTGGTAATCATACGAGACATAAAATCATCATGTTTCTTCTGTTCATCAGATGAACCTTTTGGATTGAAAGAAACAATCGGCATAATGTCTTGAGTTGCTGAAAACATTTTCTTTTCAATAACGATCTTGATTTTTTCATATTGATTCCATGCTGGTGCACGACCTTCATTTTTTGCACGATGACGTAATACATAGTGAACGATGTCATTACGGAAATCTTTTGCATTAACAATTGAAGCACTCTTTTCAAGTTCTTCCAAGCGTGAATTCAAGTTGTTACGATCCAACAAGACATGGGTTTCTGGATCACGTACAGTTGTTTCATCGATCCATGCTTCAGCAAACAAGCAGTAACGTTCAAACATTGTCTGACCGAAATCTGAGTAAGATTCCAAGTATGCAATACGAAGTTCTTTGTCAATAAATTCAAAGAAGCGTGGTTGTACCCATGATTTGATGTAATCAAGATAACGTTCATGATCTTCTTGTGGAAGATGTTCACGTTTTAATGCTTCTTCAAGAACATACATCAAGTCAATTGGATTGGCCTGAACTTCTTCTGGGCGCAAGTTAAAAGTTTGTGAAAGGATTTTGAATGCAAAACGAGTTGATAATCCATTCATACCTTCATCAACACCTGCAGCTTGTTTGTATTCTTCATACGGTTTAGCCATTGGCATTGTATCTTTTACATTTTCACCATTATAGACTTTCATCTTGGCGAACAATGTGCTATTTTCCGGTTCACGAAGACGTGTAAGAACCATAAATTCAGCAAGGGCTTTCAATGTTTCTGGTGCACAAGGTGCATTATGAAGACTTGATACGGTCAACATTTTTTCATAAATCATACGTTCTTCATCAGTACGTAAGCAATATGGAACGTTAACAATATAGACCCGATCCAAGAAAGCTTCATTGGATTTATCATTACGGAATTTAAACCATTCTGCTTCATTTGAGTGAGCGCAGATAATACCAGTATAAGGCATAGCTGGAATATTTTCAGTACCATTGTAGTTGTGTTCTTGTGTTGCCATCAACAATGGATTCAATGTTTTGATATTGCTTTTAAACATTTCAGCAAATTCCATGAAACATTGGCTTGTACGATTCAAACCACCTGAATAGGAATAGCTGTATGGATGATTCTGTGAATAAGTTTCCAATTTACGGATATCAGTTTTACCAATAAGGACTGAAACGTCTTGGTTATTTTCATCACCCGGTTCAACCTTCATGATACCAATTTGTGAATCTTTGTTTGGATACATTTTAACAACAGTAAATTTGGTCCAGTCACCATCAAACTCTTTCAGTTTTTCTTGAGCCCAACCAGAAGATACAGTGTTCAAATAACGAACATCGATACCAAAGGTTTTTTGAAGTTCTTCACCATGTTCATGTTTGTTGAACAAGCCAAGTGGGCTTTCAAACATAGGTGAAATTTGTAGCTCTGGATTCTTTTCTGAAGAATCTTTAAGAACGTAGATTGGATGCTGTTGCATCAATTCTTTGAGACGTTCAACTAATGAAGATTTTGAAGAACCGACTGGTCCTTTAAGATACAAAATCTGTTTGGATTCTTCCAAGCCTTGTGCGAAATGGCGGAAGTATGCAACTAAACGTTCAATGGTTTCTTCAATACCATAGAAGTCTTTGAATGCTGCATATTGACGAATTTTTTTATTTGAGAAGATGCGGGAGAGATGTGCATCTTGAGAAGTATCAATAACAGTTGGTTCACCAATTGCTGCTAACATACGCTCGGCGGCATTTGCATATGCCATTTTATCAGTTTTGCACAAGTTGAGATATTCTTCAATTGTCATTTCTGTATTGGTAGCAAATTTCTTTGCAAAGGTAGATTTAAAACTATTACTAAGTTTCGTATTCATTTTTACTCCTGGTTATTTAAGATGTGAATCTACAACACTGCTCTAACACAATTCTATTTATACATTAAAAATTAAGTTTTTTCGCCTTCTGAAGAATAATCCAAATGCTTCAATTCACATTCATGGATAATTCCGCCGGGTTCAATTTCTAATGTACGATAATAAATTTTAGATCCTGTTATTTTGGCACTGGCAAGGATACGAACAGTTCCTTCAGCCCAAATTGTTTTGCTTGTTACTTGGCCGGCAATGATGATATCACCAGTGC